GCAAGTGGCAAAAAAGGCAGCAAAAAAAGGCGGAAGTAGCGAAACAACTCTGAAGAACATTTCCAAAAAGCACAATGTCCCCGTTTCAATATTACGAAAGGTGATGAAAAGGGGTCAGGGCGCGTATTTCAGCTCAGGATCGCGCCCAGGACAGACTCCGACCAGTTGGGGACTTGCCAGAGCCAGAAGTTTTGCCTCCGGCAAGGGCGGTGCCAGGAAAGCCGACGCCGACTTGTGGAAACAGGTCAGGAAAACCCGCACTGCATGATTTGGCTGACCCTCGTCAGTGTATTTTTTATCAACGTCATTTTTTTGACGATAGTGGAGAACTGTGATGCCAGGAACCAAAGGCTCCCACGGGGGCATGAAGCGAAACGGTAACAAGAAGCCCAAGAAGCGGAAGACAATCAAGCGTAACTACTGATGGCGTTTGATGTTTCCTTGCTTCCCTGGCAGGAGGAGGTCTGGGACGATCCCGCTCGTTTCAAAGTTGTGGCGGCGGGGCGTCGAACCGGCAAGTCTCGGCTGGCAGCGTATATGCTGCTGGTCAAGGGCTTACAGACCACTGACGGCGAGATTTTCTATGTGGCCCCAACTCAAGGGCAAGCCAGGGACATTCTCTGGAATTTACTGCTTGAGCTAGGTCAGGGCGTCATTGCGTCCAGTCACATCAACAATATGCAGATCAAGCTGGTCAACGGAACTCAAATATCTCTGAAGGGAAGTGACCGCCCGGAGACGCTGCGAGGCGCAAAGATCGCATTTGTCGCTATCGATGAGTATGCGGATATGAAGGCAGATGTGTGGGAGCAAATACTAAGACCGGCGCTTACTGACCTGGCCCCGCACTCTTCGGCACTGTTTATCGGTACGCCGACCGGGCGCAATCATTTCTGGGAGCTTTACAAAAAGGCCCACGACTTGCCCCAGTTCTCCGCGTTTCACTTTACCAGCTACGACAACCACAAGCTAAGCAGGGACGAAATAGAGAACGCAAAGCAAACGATGTCGTCGTTTAACTTCCGACAAGAATATATGGCGAGCTTCGAGGCGCGAGGCTCAGAGATGTTCAAGGAAGACTGGATCATCTACGACGATGAAGAACCAAGCGACGGCGAATACTATGTGGCGGTTGACCTGGCGGGTTTTGCCGATGTGGGTCAAAGCTCGAAACGAAAAAAAACGAATTTGGACTCGACTGCGATCTCGGTGGTCAAGGTCAATCAGCGAGGCTGGTGGGTTAAGGAGATCATTCACGGCCGTTGGGACTTGAACGACACGGCGATGAAGATATTTCAGGTCGTCCGGGATGTTCGCCCCCTCGCGGTAGGCATAGAGCGCGGGATTGCAAAGCAGGCGGTCATGTCGCCTCTGTCTGACCTGATGCGGCAATACGTCATGTATTTTCACATTGAGGAGCTGAGTCACGGCAACAAGAACAAAACCGACCGGATTATGTGGGCGCTCCAGGGGCGTTTTGAGAATGGCATGATCCGGCTGAACCGGGGCGATTGGAATGATGAGCTGTGTGATCAGCTCTTCCAGTTCCCCGATACATTGACGCACGACGATCTGCCTGACTCTCTGGCATACATTGACCAGATGGCAACTCAAATCTATGCGTCTGAATATGCAGAAGAAAACTATGAGCCGATGGATTCGGTGGCAGGGTACTGACTATGCGCGAACTAGACCCCAGGATGTATTCTATGCAGGAACTCACCCAATTCGTGATGAGCAACTGCGACGAATGGCGACAGTCTTACAAAGACAACTACAAAGAACGCTTTGAAGAATATTATGACATTTTCCGAGGCTTCTATACCGAAGAGCAAAAGACCCGACCCTCGGAGCGGTCAAAGCTCATCTCGCCGAAAACGGCTGAGATCATTACAAAACAGGTCGATGCCATCGATGAGGCTTGCTTTGGCAGGACTAAGTTCTTTGACATCAAAGACGACCTCGATCTGCTGGAGCCGCCAGCTAATGCCACTGAGGAAGAACTCCAGCAATTCCAGGCAATCCAACAAGCAAAAGCCGAGGATCGGCGTGGTCTGGAGTTTCTGAAAAATAAACTTACAGAAGACTTCGCAAAGCAGAAAGTGCGGATGGATATGGGCGAGGTGCTACTGAATGCCGCCATATTCGGCACCGGGATCGCCGAGGTGGTTCTCGACTATGAAACCGAAATGCGACCACAAACCCGAGTGATGAACCGAGTCGGGGTGAGCGGTGTTG